GTGTTCACGCACCATTTCCATAATGAAGTCGTTCAAAGTCGTTCGATGTCATTTCAAGTCATTTTAGTTTATCCGCCCCATTTACGCCCCATCCCACACTTCCCCTGCTATACTCCCATCATCACTCACCACTCCGAAACCAACATGCACAACATCGCCAACCTGCCTCAAGACGAAAAAGATAAACTGAACGCCGATTTAGCCGCATCCGGTATCGCGTACAAAGAAAGACTCGGACTGCCTATGACCTGTACGAAACAGAAGTCAGCAGCCCGAGCATTTACGCCCGTGCTTCAGAGAGAGACTGGAGCACTACAGGGAGATCGGGAAAAGGTTCCCGCGTGGGTTTGATTATGAGAAGGATTTAGCACCATGATTATTTAATAATCATGGTGCTAAAGCAGAAAAAAGATAAACAAAAATGCACATGGGGAAACGCACTAACTGTCAGCCGTAGTGACGCCTAATCCATGCATTCCTCAGAACTTTATTTATCGGTTTTTCATAGTATTTATAGCAAATGACAGATAAAAAAACTGAAATAGTTAATGACGTTATTGCGTATGTAAATATATCATAATAATCATTTCCATTTGGTGACATTAATTCTGTCACCTTAGAAATAACCATATAGTGAAGCATGTAAAGTGAGAATGATGCCTCTCCTAGCAGGATCAAAATCTTATTTGATAATAAACCAGATATATACCCAGCCCCATATGAGAAACTAAATACCACCAAGGCCATACATGGAATAAATAAAATATCGTATTTCACATTCATGTCAGAAATAAAATTAGAAGCAATATAGAATGTAAAAAATAAAAGTGAAAGCGATATCACCTCAAGGACTGTCCCTGACTTTTTAGTTAACAAAAATGATGATGATAAATAAAATCTACACAGCAGAACGCCTATCAAAAAATCACTAAATCTAAATATTGGGTTGATATAAAAAAACCAATGAGTATTGATGTGGTCAGGTGGTGATATTATAAAGTAAGTGTTAGTTAACAGAATGGATAGCAACAATGAAATTATATATTTTGTTTTTAATTTAACAACAACGCAAAATGCAATATAGAAAAAAAGTTCACATGAAATACTCCATGATACCGTGTTGAATGAAAAATAATATTCATTAACAGGTATAAATGCATGCACCAACAGAGCGTTAGATAATAACGGTAACACCGGAGCATTTGATATATTTGTGAATACACCAAACAAAGCCATAAATAATATTAAGCAAAGTATATGAACTGGATATAATCTCGCCACCCTAAAAAAAAGAAAATCCTTATATCCAAATACTCCAGCAGCTTCGTGTTTTTTAAAGCTATAATTTATGATAAATCCAGATAAAATATAGAAGAATGTAACTCCAGTGTACCCATTAAAAAAATACTTTGCTGCAAATTGAACCGGTGGTAATGATGAGTTACCAAGGAGCCCCAAATGATGCAATAAAACACCAAGTGCCGCAAAAAATCGCAGTGATGTTAGAGAGTTAATAACTTTAAATTTCTTATTCATTAATCTGCCATGTATAAAAGTTAAGCACGCGCTGCAGATTAATCTCTAACGGATCTCGTGTCAAACTCGAGTCATTTAAAGTTAGCAAATACAATATCATGCCAACCTATTAAAAACACCGCCACTCTTACCCTGCCAGTCTTCTCCAGCGCAACCAATGATGATAACTTTTGCGCCAGCACCAGAAACATATGGCGGTAGAAGATTACTTAATCCGGGCTGCCTCGTTAAATCACTAGCATCAATTACTACGTTCATAGAAACCTCGCCACCACCATCAACAGCAAATATCGGGGTTGGTATTTTTGGGTTTTTTTGATCAATGGGCAAATACCCAGTAATTTTCAATGCTGGCCTGAATGCTGCGTTCGGCAGCGAGCTGACCATGATCTGCCCGCCCGTTACATATTCTGTGGCACACCCATTCATAGTAATGCAATATGGGTCTTTAAAATAAAACGCATAACTAGTTTCCTCTCCATGCATTGGTGATATTTCTTCAGCAGTACAATCAAGCATAGTACTGTATTGCAGTTTCGATATATAAAAGCCAAACTGGAATCCCCTTACTTGCACAAGCCTCATATCCATGCTTGTGCCTGACATGTAGTGAATGCCATTATTATCTTGCGATAAATCTATACCTGCGTAGCCATGACCATTCCATTGAGAAATACCCACTGATTCTATAATACCAGAGAAAGCACACATTGCTTTAATTCCTATTAACGCACCTTCTATTCCAACCTCCCTTATGTAAGGTGATGCCGACTTCCCTAGAAATATACCGTAATGTGGCTTTATTTCAGCCACATTAGATGTGGTCAACCCCAACCTTCTAAACATACATCTTTCAACAATACCCCTCTGACAAAATGAATCCATAGATGAATCCAGCAAATCCCATTTTTCTGGAACGAATGCACATAATGCATCGACTTCCAGAACCACATTGCCATCTTTTTTCAACTTAAATTTATTGTTCGTGGTTTTATAGAATACCGTTGACTCAGCTTTCCCCTGCCCTTTAATTCCCATATTGTCATATATGGGCACAGCCTCTGATGTGTGAATATTTCCACGCGGCGCTTCAAGTATTACCCTATTATTTTTCGCATAACCAGTGGCTCTGGTAATCGCTTCTGAATTATCTGTTTTACCGTCAGGCTTAACACCCCAGAAGCACATGTCATATGCTGTAAAATTAATTCTCCGCCATGCAATATCACCTGATGCAGGAACAATAACTATTCCGCCATCATCAACAGGTGACGCAGAGTTATCAAACGACTGAAAATACCCACCGCCATAATGATGCTCATCATCTGTCTCTGAATAAGCTGACGCCACATAGACAATCATCCCTGTGTTGCTAGGTGCGTATTCTCTGAGCTTATCGATATTTAAAAACCGGCCGATTTTATTAAACCCGGAATTCAGTGAGAACTCATCGATTTCTGTATCAATCTGCCCCAGCTTTTCACCAACGGTAATGTCGCCATGTCCAACCATTGACGAACCAGACGATTTTGATAACTCAGACCTCAGGCTAGCATCACCAATACCAACCCACGCGCCCATGCCAACACCGCCAGCCGATTCAGGCGTTGACCCTACAGGAACAGACTTCGGCAAATCACCATCCCAACGGTAATACTCCCCTGTCACTTCATCACGTAAAATCTGATTGCGCTGGGTGATTTCCGCGCCCTTCTGAAAGCTGTCCATCGGGATGTAACCGGCGGCGATAATTGCTTGGTTTATATCAACTTTGAAGCGTTCCATAAGCTGATCGAATACCCAGCGCATGCCCTCAATTGTCATGTGGCAGCGACCAAACCGGTCTTTGTATTCGTGTTCCAGCGATGTCACGAGCTCGTCAATTTTTCCTGAGTTAAATTTCAGGTCGCGTGGTGCTTCACTCGGTACTGCATTTTGAGTAGGGATAGTAGCCATGTGCCTTTTCTTCCAATAAAAAAGCCAGCTCTGAGGCTGGCTTGTTGGTTTGAGTGTTATGTCAGACGTTATAGTCTGCTTTCGGTGCGAAATACTCGCTTGCGGTGATAGAGAATGTGCCGTCTGCATCCGGTTTCTTGTCAGAGACGACCCAGCGCATGGCATCCATTTCAGTGATGGTTGATATGACGTACCGTGACGGCGACTGAACATTGTGGCCGTCATAGATATTGAGCTGAATATCAGGGATGTCGGCAATAAAACCTTTATCCGTATCAGCCCTCGCCTGCGCCGGATATTCGCCGGATGAGCTTCCGAGGTGATCGGTGATGCTCACCACCATATCGCCGGAGAACGTAATCCGCTCACTGGTGCTGAACACATTCCCGTTTCTGCCGGTGATGTGTCCGCCCTGCTGATTGCTGTCATAGCTGTCTGCCACCAGGACCATATCGCCGGGATAAACATAATCACCGTCTGCCAGTGTTTGCAGGCTAATGCTTGTCCGCTGGCTGACCAAACGATCCATTTCCAGCAGCGCACGGTCAGTGGCCTGATACTCGTTCCGGCATCCGTGCAGAGTGATTTTATTCGGGCTTTTCGCTGTACCCTTCACCACTGCGCCGTTTTCGATACGGTACTTCAGATAGGTTTTTTTGTTGGTCCGCGGGTTAACGTATTCAACCTCAACGCCGTCATTCCCGCCCGGCAGCGATATATCGTATGAGATGCGAAAGTTATTGCCGGTGATATTTGACCGGTTAAACACCGCCGCCGGATATTTCCGCTCTTCCTCACGGGAGAATGTCAGCACACCGTTGTCAAAGAACGCTGTCACCCGCGCCACGTTACAGATTGTCTCGATGCGCTGGCCGAGCGATACATCCTCATCATCAAACGTGTAATCGAAGTACCCCAAGCGCTTGTCAGGCAGTCCGGCGTAAATCTCATACAATCCGTGCAGATCGATAGTGTTCTCCGGCTGCTTTCCGGTAACCAGCCACGTATGCGCCACGGCATCCGCAAATGAGCGTGACGGCCGTTCTGTGTAATCAACTTTGCGGTTGGTCATGTCATAGCTGATCACATGCCGCGTCACCAGAGCGTTATATTTACGCTCACGTGAGCTTGTCGGGTTCTCTGTTGCTCTGACTGTCACGCGAACAAGGGTATCGTCAGGATGCTTCTCATTGAGCCTGCGGCGGATAATGTGCGCTTTTTCCAACTTAAGAATGCTGCTGTCGTTGCTGTTTTCAAGCCTGGTCAGCTGGAACGCATATCGCCCATAACCACCTCGCGGTGTGAATTTCACAGTCTTATAATAGGTTTTTGTTTTTGATGACCACGGGAACCCGCGATCATATGATTCTCTGGTACCGGAAATCTCATCGTTATTGTCGTCCACCTTCCAAAACTCAATGCGCGCTGTCGCCAAGTTCCCCTCCCCGAGTTGTGCATTCAGGTGTACCCATAACTCACCGCCCTCCATAGGAGAAAAGAACGGACCGACAGTCAGGAACTGATTGTCATACAGAATGAATTTCGTGGTATTAACAACAGCATTCGGCGGCAGTGTCGCCAGATCGCCACCGGATAGGTTGGTGAAGAAAAACTCGTAATACTTTTTCGGTAGCACGATTGACCCGTCATCTGTTTTCTTCGCATCAGACAGATAGGCATCCACCTTGATATCTTTTGTCACATCCCCGGTTGGTGTGCCATACGATACACTCACGGTCATTGATACTGAGCGTGGTTTAATGATGTCATAGAAGTAATCAAACTCACTCTGCCTGGCGATTTTAATCATCGCCTCGCCGCCTTTTATCTCGCCGGATATAACCTCATTCGCTGTTGCCTGATACTGCGGTATTTCGTCGCTTTCATTCGGCCCCGGAACTTCCTGACCGTCAACATCGTGAAATTCAAACCCCTCAAATATCTCAGGGATATTTTCACCAGGCTGAAATATCTGATAACTGGAGCCGTCCAGTGCGGTTAATTCTGATTCCGAGTATTTCACGTTTTCGATATCAAATTTCCCGATACCGAAATTCATCCACTCTGTGACCTTCTTCTTGTTGTCGATGTACTCAAACAGTGATTGCTGAATCAGATCCGGATATGCCCTCACCTGACCGTGAATTTCCGGACGCGCCTGGTATGTCCTGGCAACGTTGGTTTGCCCGGTGAGCCGGTTGTTAGGGCTTTCTTTTACGTTAGCATCAGCCGATGTAAATGATGGGGTTTTTGGCGCGAGAAATGAGAACACCTTTGAAACTAGCTTAAACACTGGGTTCAGAAGACTGCCAATAAACCCGCCCTTCGGCTGATCGCGTATCTGAATGTGGTGATATGCGGTCACAAAAAAATCAAGGCGATCATCGTCTGTCAGTGGTATTCCGTTGACGATAATTTCCACATCATGATGTAGCTTTTGTTCTTTCAGCCAGTCAAAAAAAAGAGAACCATTTTTTATTTCGACTCTCTCAGTAGGCATCCCTGGCACTCTTTGTATTTTAATCATCGCCATATCTGTAAAACTCCAGCTTCGTGTATAACCGGCCGAGCACTGACAGCCTGTCGATTCTTACGTGTCCGTTTTCACCGCGACTGTGCAATGCCGTGCTGCCGGTAACGATCCCGACGTGTACCGGCTGTGAGCCATCATAGGCAACAAACATGCAGCCATCTTCCGGATAAGCTATCGGCACCCACGGAACAATGACCCCGTTAAAACACGTCACGAAATCATCATGCTCCGCGTACCCTGTGACACTGTGTATCTCTCTGCCCATTACATGCCGGTAGTACAGGAGAACCAGCCCCCAGCAGTCACACTCAGTAAACGAACACGCACGGTTAACCCACGGCACCCCGACCATCCTGTCTGTAAATTCATCTGTCGTCATACCGCCTCCAGCCCGGGCCATTCCTGCGGCTCATAAATACGTCCGACATTTTTGTTCAGTGGGTTAGTCATTGAAAGTGTCATTGATACTGATTCCGCATCCAGTGAAATATCTTTCGCAAACAGCGTCCAGCGTACGATTGCCGTGCCTTTGTCCGCCTCATCAAACAGCCGGTAAGTCACCTCGACCGGCACCATCCGTGAATACGACCGCCATGCTTTCAGTTTCTGTTTAAACTCATGAGCCACACGGCTGAATTTCACGCTCGCGTCGATGATCGGCGTTTTACTCTGCTGGCTCTCTGACATCTCAAAGTTACACGGCAGGTATTCAATACCGCCGAGTGTCTTCGGGAAAATCTGGTGAGTGATCAGGTAAATGTCGCCGAATGACGGGTGTGATAACTGGAGTGTTTCATACAGGATGCGGTTTGGTCGCTGTGCGCGGAACTCACGCAATGTCGGCATCATCCCTCCTTACACCGTGGCAGTGTTTCAGTGACAATGACATCCAGCCAGCTGCCGAACGGCGGCGGGAACTCGATAATCACATCACCGAACTCGTCATCATCGTTATGCAGGTTTTTACAGATAACCTGACCGGTCCATGTAACCGATGCGCCGTTGACGCTGGTCTGCACCGGATAGGACACGAAGTGCAATTCCTGCTCCTGCAATCCGCTGCCGCCGATATCGATTTTCATCCGAAACCAACGATTGCAGTTGTCCAGATAATCAGGATGCCTCAGCCATTGAGCAAACGCCAACTCCTGCACCAAGGTTAATATCCATGTGACATTCCATACCGTTTTCAGGTCGTCGGTCAGCTTCTGGAATATCGGCGCACCAACCTGCGGCTGGTCTGTCATATAACCGGTATCAATGGTCATGTTTTTATCCGGCTTCTGTGCCAGAGGAAGCCAATCCGGGTAATCAATAATCATTAATTTTTGCCTTATAGCTGATCATTTGTCAGGTATGAACTTTTTAATGTTCGTATATTCTGGTTATCCCGCACCCTGCCGAGGATAATTTATGCAAAAGTTTAATCGTGAATTACAGAATCACATTCTTACCGTCTGCATTGCGTCATACCCACACTACCCATCATGGAATCAGTATGACCCGGAATCATTCCCTGGATTAATGAATGACCATATACTTGCTGCCAATATTTATTACCTGCATGAGCGTGGGCTTATTTCTGTCTCTGAGCAGCGCACAGATGATCCGTACTCTCTTTTTGAGAACATTAAGGCCACAGCTGACGGCATAGATTTTATGATGGGTGATGAAGGGTTAAAGTCGGTGCTGGATATCCGAACAATTAAAATTCACTCTGATACAATGACTCAACTTATTGATATTATTTCTTCTTCAAGTATTCCTGAAGAAGAGAAGCGTGGTATTTTATCAAAACTCCGAGAGCTTCCTGCAAGTGCCATAACACATTTGACGAATGAATTAACGGTGAAGGCTGCTCTTGCTCTGCCGGGCGCACTTCAACTAATTCAAAAGTATTTGCAGAGTCTTTAGCTGGGGCTGCTTTACTGAACCGACCCCACCCGATGTGGTGACCGAGATACACCCAAAAATCCTGCTCAGTCTCCACGTCCATGAAAAAGCCGTTTTGGTGGAACACTGCGTTTTTTATTTTCATGATATTACCCTCTCACCCTGGCAGATGCTGTTGTGTTTCGTGTAATGGCGCTGTGCATCGGCCCTTTGTTATCCATATCCGCGATAAACACATCTATGGTCATGCCGTTGTTGTCCTGCCGTGCCTGTGCATCGATTCTGTTGCCACCAGATGAGTAGTCATTGATGTTTACCGTTACCGGCACCTGTCCGCCGCCAATATCACGGTTGCTGATGACCTTACCGTTATCGCCGGGGATCATGTACTGGTTACCGTTTGATGCTTTGAAAATCTCCGGTTTGCCACCCTCACCAACCCGGTACATTTCACCAGATGATACCGAGCCACCATCTTTACGCGCTCCGGCAATTTTAGATGACTGAGAATAGACATTGTTTGCAGTCGTTATACCACTCAGTGCCGTCACACTATTGGCTACGGCAGACAGGTTGGGTATCGCGCCAAGCCCACCCATGAATGACCCGAGGATTGTTCTGGTTATTAGCGCCTGAATAGCCATTTGCATTAACTGCTGAATCATTGTATTCAAGGCTGTATTTGCCAGGTTTCTCATGGCATCACCAGCAGACTGAGTGCCAGACAGCATTGCCGATACCGCCGTTGCCGTTCCCGAACTAAGGGAGTCTATTGCCCCTCCCATTAATCCATTAAGGTTGTTTTGTGATTTCCACAATGACCACATCGCATCAAATCGTGACTGTTCATACTCAGTATTTGCAGCATTCATCAGTGCAAGGCCTTGTTGCGCTGTAATGACTTTCTGATTCTCAAAATCCTTAATCAGAGCCAGTTTCTGAGCGTGCTCATTTGCCAGTGCCTGAACCGGATCAACCTGAGCCGCCATTTCCTGAACAGGAGAGACGGCAGATTTAGCATTTATCTCCGCTGTTCTTTTGGCGTGTTCCGCTTTTAACTCAATACTGCGTTTCTGATACTGTTCCTCGGTGATGAGGTTTCCTTTCAGTTGACGCTCAAGCTGCTCACCGGCCAACTTCATATCCTGATCAGCTTTTGCCTGTGGATTCTGCTCAAAGGCCTCTTTGCGGTCTTTTATCTTCTGAGTGAGGTCATATTCCTTACCTGCAAGCTCAGTTATTTCAGCTATCTGTGCTGACGTTGCTTTTTTGCCGAGTTTCTGAACTGCCTCAAGAACAGCGGCCTCGCGAGAAAGCCCTTTTGTTTCCAACTCCGCAACTTTCGTCGCATTAGCCAGGTCGACTATCTTCTGTTGAAGTTTTTCGGCTTCGGTGGCTTCTTTTGCTGCTGCGCTGGCGGCTTCTTTCGATGTACGAACTGTTTCCTTTTTGGCATCAGTAAGGTCATAATTTCTGGCTGCTTCATTCTCTATTTGCTGCATTTGAGTCGAGTCAACTTTAACACCAACATCTTCAGCCTTCTGCTTCTCGGTGGCGATCGCCCTTTGCCGGTCGTCTGTTATTGACAGAAGCTCATTTTGCTTGCGCAGATTTTCCAGTAACTTATCACCATCCTGACTGCGCTCAACCGTCAAGGATGTTGCATTAAATTTCTGTTTTGCTCTTGTGGCATCCTCAAGGTTCAATCCGTATGCCTTAAGTGCGGCACTGGCATTCGGCAATACAGACCCAGATTGAGCTGTGAGAAGGTCTGTCCCTTGTAGTAATTCACCGTTGAGCTTCGCCTGCATCAGCCCTGTTGAGTTTAATGTACGTGAATACTCAGTTGTTTTTGTGTCTAATTCAGCCTGCTTTATTTTTATTTCATTAAGTATTTTTGCCCTGTCACTTTCCACACCGGCAAGGCTGTAGTTCCTTTCTCCTGCCTTTTTGTACCTCTCATTCAGACTGTCTATTTCGCTGCCAAGCTCTTTAATTTCATCTTTCTGAGTGGACATATGCTGAGTGGCTTTCGCGATCATGCCCTCAAGCTGCACGCGGTTCATGCTCTGCATTTTTTCAGTCAGCCCTTCAAGCTCATCAGCGAACTTTGAGGCCTCCTCTCTGGCTTCTTCTGTTTTCTGGAAAAAGTAATAAACCGCAGCGCCAGCCAACATGGCAGCACCTGCTGGTCCACCTATCGGCGCAAGCAGCCAATTCATGGCTTTGAGAGCATTAGACATCGTTAAGCCAGTGGCAGCAACACGCGCCTGAGATGCGCTGAGCACGTTATTTGCTTCCGCAGCTATAATTGCTGAATTTGTGTACGCAGTCTTGAGTCTGGTGACATTGGCTAATGCTGTAGCCTCTGCTGCCGAGCCGCGAGCAACCTGATACTCTGCCTGAGCAAGTTTTAAGGCTATCATCGCCGCCGCTCTATCCGCTACCGCCTTTCTTGCCATTACAGCCAGATGCTTTTCATCTGCTATCGCAGCTTGCCGGGTAGCAATCATTCCAGCCATTGTGTCCCGCGCTTTTTTAATCTGTGCAGCACCAGCCAATGCCAGCGCACCAGCATATCTTGACCCCATGACGCCTGCGGCAATAATCAGGACGTTCGTTAATGAATTCAGGCTTTCGCTGGCGGTGACGACCGAACTGTTAAAAACACTGGTAAATGATTTTACGGCAGAAGATTCGCCAAAAAACTTAGTAATGTTGTTACTGGCCACTTGAAGAGACTGCGACATCGTTTGTGTTGTGTTTGCGAATTCAGCCTCAATAGTCGGCCCCATTTCACGGAATGCCTTTAACAACACATCCGTAGTCAGCTTGCCTTCCGCAGCCATTGCCCTCAACTTACCGATACTCACACCAAGCGAGTCAGCAAGCCCTTTCATCAGCGCAGGTGCCTGCTCGCTCATTGAGTTGAATTCCTGCCCGCGCAACACGCCTGATGCCAATGCCTGTGATAACTGGACAAGCGCGCCTTCGGATTCTGCCGCCGTGGCACCGGAAACGGTCATTGCTTTGGAAATGGTGGTGGTTATTTGCCCTAACTCCTGACCACTTAGTCCGGCACTACGCATGGCTCTTTCTAAACGTGAATACAGTGTTGCGATACCATCAAGGCTTGAACGACTGTTCTGTGCGATATCAAACACACGCTGATTCACCACCGCCAATGTCTCACCAGCTTTTATGGAGTTGACAAGTTTGTTATTCAGAACCGTCCATGCTTCGGCGTAACTGGTAACAGCAGACACAGACAGGTATGCAGTCAGTGATGCAGCAACGCGCGACAGTGAAGCCATTGATCGCTCAGTGCCATTGACAGCGGTTGTGGTACGGTTAAAGCCGCCTTCCATGTTCCGCAATCGCTGATCTAACTGGCGTTGAGATGTCAGCAACTGAGCAACATCCATCTGCACCTGATATACGATTTCGCCTACTTGTGCCATTTACTGGTCCCTTAAAATGAAAAAACCCCGCCGATTGGCAGGGTTCTTTGATGTTTATTTTATTGTGTTAATTCAATAATCCGGTTTTTGTTTCCATAACCGAATCTGATAATGAATACGTATCAACTACACCATTTTTGTATATAACAATGAGCTGTTTTGTTTGCGTATCAGCGCCGCCATCAAACAAACCATAAAAAGGAATGAATGACGTTCCTTTAACCTGTGTATTTGCCAGCGTGTAAATCCACTGCTCACTTTGTTCAGTATTGAAAGTTGTCATTCCAGGCGCGCCAAATAATTGACGCACTTCATCTTTTGTGGTTTTGCCTTTTACAAGTTTTGATTGCACAGATTCCTGTGATTCATTTTTAATTGAATGATTGCCAGCAGAAGCGCAGCCACCAAGAACAACAGTCGCAAGAACCAAGCCTGTAATAAAAATCTTCTTCACATCCCCT